TCCCGCCCGCGTCCGCTTCCTTGCCGGCCCTGCCGCCGAGCGCATCCAAGCCCGCCGCGACGCCGCAGCCCTTGCCGATCTCCAGCGCAGCGCCCAGCTGCTGGAGAACGTTGGCCTCATCCATCTGGCAGCAGCCCCAGGCTGTGACGGCCTCGCCCGCATCGGTCTGCTGGCCCGCCAATACCGCGCCAGCCAGCGCCAAGCTTGACCCATTGCGGCCACCGGAGCGCCGCACCAAAGCCCGGCACCTACCCTACAGATCAACGACAAATGACCCGCACCACCACCAAGACCGCCGCTGCTCCCGCCCCTCGCAACGGCCGCAACGGCAAAGTCCGCACCATCAAGGTTGCGCCTGAGGCTCTGGCAGACGTTGACGTGGCAGCCCCTACCCTCAGCCTGCCCGCGCACCTCGCAGCCGCCCTGCAGGCCGCCCAGGTATCGCAACAACGCCAGACCCGCAAAGCCCCCACGCCACGCGTTGCCCTGACCCCTGCCGAGCAGGCAACCCTAGAGGCCATCGGCTGGAAAGCCCCCACCGTGGACGCCTCCTACAGCGCCGCGCCGCAGCCCCGCACCCGCGCCAATCGTTGCAAAGGTGGGGCAGCCTATGACGCCGCTGCCGCCGTGCTCACGGCCGGCCAGAGCCTCAGGATCACCGAGCTTGCCGCGTTGTGGCTTGCCGCAGGTGGCGAGGCCAAGCCCTTTAATGCAATTCTCCAACAAGTCGCCAACCGTGCCGGTCGCACAATTCAGCAGAACGGAGCAACCATCGCCGCAGCCTGATAATTAACAACAACGGCCCGGTAACTTACGCCGGGCCTCACAACTTACCCGGGGTGGCCTCGCCTGGCGGCGGGGCTCCATTACCCGCCAGCCCATATTTTTTTTCCCTATTTCTGCTAGCATGTAGTAAATAAATTCTCTCAATGCAAAACGAAAGTAATATCACCGTAAAAGATTTACGAGAATTTTTACAGATGTTTATGCTCCCTCAAGATTACGAGCGCCTGCTCTTGCTGTTAAAGCACAAAAAAGAATTCCGCCTACCCTTTCGACTGACTCAAAGAATAGGCGAAGTAGAACAAATCATTATAGTTAATAAAAATAATAACTTTGCAGTTCAGTTCATTCCCGAATCCGTTGCATCCGCGCCCCTTTGTGATTCATTATCTGATACCCTTGTCCCTGACGTAATCGTCTTCGTTGATAAATGACTATCGCTAGCACCGCATATCTCGGGGGGCGCATCGCTGAAGCGCTCAAGCTCGACCTTAAGTACATCAAGCGCATTACTTTAGACTTTGATGTTGACTCTGCAATCGTCTGCAAAGTTGAATTTTACCCTGACATTACTCAAGTTGATTCCGTGACAAACATGCTTGAACTAGAAATGAAGCAATATGCTTTGATTGAGCTGCAGCAAACGAAAGATGTCACTAAATGACATTCTGACTATCTTCACTATTTATGTTTTGACTTGTGCTGTAATGCTGTATATTGCGTCAAAGATTCTTGATTGAGAGCTTCGATGCCCTCTAAAGCACGCAGTTCTCGTTACGCCGATCGCGCTGCTCTTAATTCGCTCGGCCTCTTCTCTGACACCTCCGCCCTGCGCACTCTCGCCAAGCGCGGCAATAACTCGTTCGACTGCGACGCCTGCGAAGCCAAGATCGTCGCTGATCTTCTGCCTCATCAATATCAGTTCGTCACTGACTTTGAACACCGCATGGTCGCGCTTTGCGGGGGCTTTGGTAGCGGGAAAAGTTTCGCCGCAGTTGCAAAGTCAGTCTTACTTTGCTTTCGTAGTCAAGGCTTTACTCACCTGTTCCTTGAGCCCACCATTCCGCTACTGCGAGACGTTGCAATTCCCGCCTGGCAGAATGTATTAGATCGCTACGGCATTCCTTATGAGTTCCGCACAAGCCCACTTCCTGTTTTTACTTTAAAACTCCCGAAGGGAGACACGCAAATTCTTCTCCGTTCTTTCGAGAATTATAACAGGCTTATCGGCGTTAATGCTGCAAGCATGATTGTTGACGAAATTGATACAGTTTCGACGCAAACAGCTGAAGCCGCGATTGTAAAACTGCAAGGTCGTGTTCGTGTCGGCAAATGCCCTCAGCTTTGTTTCGCGTCAACCCCGGAGGGGCATAAAGCGCTCTATAACATGTTTGTGCGTGAGGCTTCTGATACAAAAGCCTTATACAAGGCTCGCACCGCTGATAATCCTTATCTTGATCCAGGCTTTATTGAAAATCTACGTGCGACGTATCCTGCAAATCTTATTGAAGCCTATTTGAATGGCGAGTTTGTAAATCTTGCTCAGGCGACTGTCTTCTACGAATTTGACCTCCAGAAGCATTCGACGGGCGTGTTCCACCCCGAAGACGGCGAGCTGATCATGTTCGGCGCAGACTTCAACATCGGCAATAGCCAGTCCTGCTACGCCGTTGTCCGCCCATCCCCTGCTGGGCAGACGGTTCATATCTTTGCTGAGCACACATGCCGCACGACGTTTGACCTTGTTGAGCATGTCAAGCGCAAATATCCCGTACAATTAGCAAAAGGCGCAATTACCTGCTATCCAGACGCTAGCGGCAGTCATGCAAGTACCAGTGCCACGGAAAGTGATCACGATATTTTGCGCAATGCGGGCATTAAAGTAGTCGCTGAGCGTCGAAATCCACCAGTTTCCGAGACAATTGCCCATGCAAACCTGCATATTCATGCTGGGCGCGTGCTTGTAAATCCAACGACATGCATCGAGACTGTTCAAAGCCTTGAAAACTGGGGATATGACGAGAGTTATCGCCCATTGAAGGGCGGGCGCAATGATTTATCGCACGCGGGAGACGCTGTTAGGTATTTATTGTGGCAAACTATGCCAAGAGCGACAGCTCACTTCAGCCGTCCGCGCTGGCGCTGATCGTTACACTGTTAAAAAGGCTCAAAAGACGTGGCAATCGTTCCTAATTCCATTGTTCCTAGCGCTGACGACTTTGTAGCGCCTTTTGAACGACGCCATCCTGAGTATGAACAGGCTGTTGAAGAAGTTGTAGGCGTTGATGCATATTCAATTGAACAAGCCGAGCAAATTGGACGCCTTGCACCGATTAGATATTGCACGCTTCCTGAGTTTCATCTTTATGAAGCTTCTGACGAATATCTGCCTAAGGATTATTTAGAAGAAGCACGAAGCTATGAAGTGCGTAAAACACGCGCACAAAGCAGCTTCCAGAACTATTACGCACATCTTCGCGATCTAGTAACTGGTACTGCGCTGCGCAAGGGCGTTTCCCTACCAGAAAATATTCCAACCGAATGGGGCAATTTCTTTGATGACGTTGATTTAGAGGGTCATTCACTGCTTTCTTTTACAAAAGAAGCATTTACTGCTGCACTTGATGGTGGTGTGTCCGGGATTTGGGTTGAATATCCCAAGCTGCCGCCCGGTTTAAGTGCTGCTGAGGAGCGGAAATTGAATCCACGCCCGTATCTGGTCCTGATGTCAATGGATCAGGTGCTGGAATGTCGCTATGACGTGCTAAATGCGCAAGTCGGGGCGCAAAATATTTTTGGGGCGTTCCCCACATACCTTCGCGTTAAGACCGAGGTTCGCCGTCAAAGTGAGTCGAACGAATTTTTCGAAGAAGTTATTCCCGCTGTTCGTGTTTATGACATTGTAAATTACGCCGATAACGTTGTTTCTGAGTTTTCAGACATCCCAGAGGCTGCTGTTATTGGTCAAAGGGTGCGTTGCCGCCTTTATACCAAAACAAATGCCCCAGGAAACATCAATAAATACACACTCGACGAAACGTCCTACCTGTCTATTGGTTTTATTCCTTTCGTTCCCGTTTTTGGCGGCAAGAAAGAAGCTTATTTCCGTGGGAGGCCTTTACTTTTTGATATTGCTCGTCTTAATTTGCACCATTGGAGTGTTTCTGCTGACCTTGCAGAGACAATTCACCTGACTTCCTCGCCAATCCTGACCGGAACGGGCGTGCGTCCCGATGATGAGATTGCAGCGGGCGCTGGACGTGCGCTTTTCTCGCAAAATCCAGACGCAAAATTCAATCTGATGTCCGCTTCTATGGAAGGGGCGTCTGTGACGCTTGAAAATCTGCGTCGCATTGAATCTGCAATGGAACGCCTAGCCGCCGTTGCAATGACAACTGGCAAAACACAGGCTGAATCTGGATTTGCAAAGTTGCTTGATCGTTCTCAGAGCGATTCTCAGCTTGCTGTTCTTGTGCAATCTCTTGAAGATGCGCTAAATCGCGCTCTTTTATACGCATCGGCTTATCGTCAAATTCCCGAGGTGCGCGTAACGATTAGCAAAAACTTCATTCCTGTCAAGCTGCATTCTCAGCAAGTCATGGCGCTTAGCTCGCTGTTTAAAGACAGTGGGGCGCTCACCATTGGCATGTTCCTCAAGATGCTTGAGGCCGGCGAAATGTTTGAGGGTCTGCCCGAGTTCAGTGTTCAGAAGATGCTTGACGACATGGGGCTTGAGGGCACGGAAACAGCGCAGGAGCTTGGCATTGGCGCGGCTGCGCGTCAAGTTGTAAATGCCGGCCAGGTTCCCGTTGACAACACGAGCCCAGCAAGTGAGGGCAGGGATCTTGAGATTCCCGAGGTGGTGGTTGAAACAACTGAACAAGATGGTGCTAGTATTTGATGAGTCAAGACACGACTTTGCGTGACGATTCAACAACCTGAAAGCCTTGAGGAAGCGCTTGCCGTAATCGAGGCCCTTAAGAAGCAAACAAATAGCATCGAGAGTGAAACCGCAAAATTAAAAGCAACAAACGAGGGTTTAATTAAAGACCTCAAGAAAAAGCAGTCTGTTGATCGCTTTTTGAAAGTTGCTGGCGTTGAGCTGAATGATGACGTTGATGATGACGCCATTGTTGAGCTGTTCAAGACGTTCAAGGCTCAGTCGCAGCCACAGGAAGCTCAACAGGCCGCTCCCTCTGCTCCGCAGGGACAGACACCCTCGGATGCCATGGATGAAGCCGTGAAGGCGCAGTTCACCTCTCTGCGCAAGGAAATCAGCGATCTACGCAAGCTCAACGAAGACCTTGAAAAGGAGCGGAACGCTGAGCGAGAAAAGCGTCGCGAAAGCAAGCTGGAGCGGATGGTGACAGATGAGCTTGCAAAAGCGGAGTGCCGTCGTCCGTCTCACCTCTTCAAGTTAATGAAGGAGAATTTCAGGCTACTCGACGATGAGAGCACTGTTGTGTATGGACCGGAGCACGATCCGATTGCATTACGCGATGCGGTAACTCGTTTCCGTGATGACGAAGAGTTTTCCGTTTACTTTGCAGGTAGCGGCGCAACTGGGTCGGGAATGACCACAACCCGTGGCGCAACCACTACTTACACAAATAATCCATTTAGCAAGGATTCGCTCAACGTCACTAAGGCCGCTGAAATTATTCAGAAAGATCCTGACAAAGCGAAGCGCCTTGCAAATGAAGCCCGTATGACCGGCAAACTTGATCCAGTTCTCGCTAACGCACTTAGCAAGATGTAGTATGCTACACTTGTGGCTGAGCTATGGACCCCTCCGGGGGTCTTTTTTATTGTTACGCTGCTGACAGCTTCTGCCTGTTCGATGCGTAAAGGCACTCGTGTTAGTTGGCGCTATCAGGGCGTTACGACTTACGGCACTGTTGTAGATAGCGCTGGCACTCGCGCAAGTATTAAAGGTCCGAGCGGGGGCACTGTTACACGAGTTGGCACAAAAGATGACCCGCTTGTGAAAATTAAATCAGAGTCAACGGGTAATATGGTGCTGAAGCGTCGTTCTCAGGTCAAAGCTGCTGGAGCAAAGAAATGAGCATCGAGTATCGCGGCGAAAAGTTTGCAGGTTATAACAAGCCGAAGCGCACGCCTGGTCATCCGACTAAATCACACGCTGTTCTTGCGAAATCTGGCGACAAAGTTAAGTTGATTCGCTTTGGGCAGCAGGGAGTATCTGGTGCAGGCGCAAACCCGAAGACAGAAAAAGAAAAGGCCCGCCAGCGTTCGTTCAAGGCACGCCACGCTGAAAATATAGCGAAAGGAAAAATGTCTGCTGCGTATTGGGCTGACAAAGTTAAGTGGTAATTTATTTTTCATTTAATTTTATCCAGTCTTTAATTTCTTTTAAATATTTTCTAAGCTCACAAGCTTTTTCTAAATGCCAGTGATTACATGTTTTAAAGTACATTTTATTGTGTTCATCAATTGCTTTTAATAAATTGTGAATAACGGGATTCCAGGGCTCACGCACTGGGGTATTCCACTCTCTCTTGCTCATTGCCCCGCACGAATGCGTATAAACGCTAGTCGTTCCTCGTGATTAGCCTGTGATTGCCGGCACCAGCTAATCATGAAAAAGAAAACCAAAGCTGAAAAGAAAATTAGTAAAGTCATGCGTGAATTTCGCGCTGGCACCCTTAAGTCCAGTTCGGGCCAAAAAGTTACTAACGTTGCTCAGGCACGCGCCATTGCTTTATCAGAGGCGGGCGTAGCACGTAAGAAGTCTTCTGCGAAGAAAAAGAAGCGCTAGTATCTGATCAACAGAGGGTGTAACCTCTTGCTATTCAACGGGGCGGTGCCCAGGTTGAAGGCCAATCCGAACAGGGGCGGTGCCCATTGTTCACCTCGACAGCAAGGGCGGTGCCCATTGCAAGTCAAAAGCTTCGCAGCATAGCTGCAAAATCCTTTCTTGTTTTTGAGGTTCTAGTCATGCTTCTCGCGGGCGTTCCGTTTATTCCCGAGCTTTTCCTCGGGTACCAACAAGAGGAAGTTCAGGATCGTAACGTCCTGGTGACTTCCGGCCTCATGGCCACCAATGCCGCTATTCAGGCTGAGTTTGAAAAAGGTGGCAAGCTGATTGATCTGCCGTTCTTCGGTGATCTGTCTGGCGACTCTGAGATCCTGAACGACACCACTGGTCTGACCGCTGCCACCCTGGCCGGCGCTGTGCAGATCGGTGTGCGCAACATGCGTGGTCGTGCTTGGAAGGCTTCTGATCTGGCTGCCGAACTGGCCGGCTCTGACCCGATGCAGGCCATCGCTCGTAGCACCGGTCGTTACTGGGTGCGCGACATGCAGAAGACCCTGATCAATGTGATCAAGGGCCTGTTTGCTTCTGGCGGTCCCCTGGTTAGCTCCCATGCTGCTGGTGGCATTGGCACCGCTCTGACCCCTGACGCGCTGGTGGATGCCATCGCCAAGCTGGGTGATGCTGGCGAGGAGCTGACGGGTGTGTTCATGCACTCCCGCACCTTCTACGCCCTGATGAAGCAGGATCTGATCGTTCCCGCTTCGACGACTTCGCAGCTGGATTCCCGTCTGTCTGCTGAGCGTCTGGAGAAGGGTACCTATCTGGGTCGCCCGGTGTATGTGGATGACACCCTGCCTGTTGATGCTGGTGCTGGCACCGGTAGCGGCTCTGGTAAGGACGTGCTCTCCACCTACTTCTTTGGCCCTGGTGCTTTTGCTTATGCAACTGCTCCTGCCAAGACTCCCCTGGAGACCGATCGCGATTCCCTGAAGGGCATCGACTTCCTGATCAACCGCACCCACTATCTGGTGCATCCGAACGGCATCAGCTGGACCGGTACCGCTGCTGGCAACTCGCCCAGCAATGCCGAGCTGGCCACTGGTACCAACTGGACGAAGGTGTTCACGGATAACCGCAACATCCGTATCACCCAACTCAAAGCTTACATCTGATTGATGTAAGTTAAATGCCCCCTGCAAAGGGGGCTTTCTTTCTAAGGAGGAACTAACAATGGGAATGGCTGCATTCCGTGTTAATGATGAGGAGCGTCGGGCTCGTGAGGCTGGAGCTGCTGAACAGGTAGCGGAATGCCCCATGCCCGCCCCCGAGGCTGCTCCTGAGCCCAAAGCTGAAGCGCCAAAAGCGACTACGGTGACGGCTAAGAAGACCACAGCCAAAGGCTGATCACATAGGAGGTCATCGTGGCATTTGTATCAACACTTGGGGCAAGTAATGCAAACTCGTTCCTGAGTGTTGCTACTGCCACGACCCTTCTAGGAGAATTACCTGTCAGTGCAGGCATTACGGCTTGGCTTGCGCTAAATAGCACGCAAAAAGAGCAGACTCTTGTAGCTGCAACAATGTCGATCAACCCCCTGCGCTTCAAGGGGAAGGTCGCAACAGTTGAGCAATCACTTTCCTGGCCGCGTCTGATAAAAGTTGATGGGCGTCAACTTGCATCAGATGATCTGCCGCTTGATTTTGAAGTTGCTGTCGCCTACATGGCGGCATATCTTGGCGGCGCTGGCGGCTATACGGCGGTTGCAGCAAATGATGGTGGCGCAACTCTGTTAAGTACCAACCAGTACGATGAGGTTGAACTTGGCAATGGGGCGTTACGTGTAAAGTATAAGGATCAGGGTGATATTCCACAGACCGGAATTGACTACATTCCGCCATTCGCGATGGATATTCTGTCGCGCTACATGGTTGATCCCAGTTTCCATCAGCCTTATCTGTCTCGTTCCAGCACTGCCCGCATTGATCCCTATTACGGCAATGCAGCGTTCCGTCCGAGCCGGATTCGCGTTGTAGGAGGCCAGGTATTCCCCGCCCGAGGCGGCTGGGGTAGCAATTCCCTGTGATGAGCCATGGCACTCACTGATGGCATCTTCTCGTCGATTCCAGGGCCACTGATCAGCCAGTTTGGAATCAATGCGACCTATGTAAAGGCATCGCAGAACGAAGCTTACAATCCGAATACAGGCACGGTTTCGGGTAGCTCTGTTGAAGTTCCCGTCAAGATTGTTATTGCTGATCTCAAGCCAGAGGAAATGAATGGCTCAATTTTTCAGCAGAATAGTCCGAACTTATATCAGCAAAGCACTGTCAAGATTTTGATTGCTGCGTCAAGTCTTGGTAGTTACTATCCGAGGGTGACTGACTCGATCAAGTATTCGCAGGACGGTAAAACACGTACCGCAAAGATAGTTGCTATTAACAGCTATCGTGGCGATAGCCCTATTATGCACTCAGTTATCGCGAGGCTGAGTTGATATGGCACCCAGGAGAGCGCGTAAGGCAACATCCGCTCAAATCTCTCGTTATCGGGCTACAGCAGAAAAAAGTATTGCAAATCAAATAGAAAAAGATATTAATAAAAAAATTGCTCGTGGCATACAAGAGTTTGCCGTCAAGTCAATGAACACTCTTGCTCAGCAAGGCCCTGCCTGGTCTGGTGAATTCTCCGCCTCTTGGGGTTTTGCGCCACGAGGAATAACACCAAGCACCGCTGGTACAACTGGCAAGATTTACAAATATACAAAAAATGATGTACCGATTAATTATGTAGAGCGCTATATTAAAGATGGATATGCAGAATTTGCGATTATTAATACTTCTCCACATGCAAACGAAGCAATTGATGGCACGCAGGCAACATTTAAATATCCCGGATTTGATGCTATCAAGGAAAGAGAACTTGGCGATGGGCGAGACAATCCAAGTTTTCGATATGAAATTGGCGGTGTTTTTCAGGGTTCAGACCCAGATGAAGCACCAGCTTCAAGAACGGCTGACCCGGATTGGTATCTTACATATGTTCAGGGCGGCGGATTGCAGGTAGACCTTAAAAATGGTTTCTCTGTCGGTTTTCAGGGGTCTTTCTAATGAACTATCAATCCATTCGCGCCAAAATTGAAGGCCCATTGTTAACAGCGTATAATACACAAACTCCAGCTATTCCAGTTTATTTTGATAATGTAACTGCAGTTCCGCCGGATCCACCGAGTGAATATGTTCGTGTCAATATCACATTCGGCGTAATGACAGAATGCACCCTTGAAGGATCGCTTGATTATGCAAGGGGCGCAGTTATTGTTCGTTGCTTTACTCAAAAAGGCAAAGGCCCGGCTCGCGTACAAGAACTTATTTCGATAGCGACAACTGTTATCAATCAAATTAATGCAACTCGCAAAACAGCGACTGACACGTATGTTAGAGTTAAAGAAATAAATGGCCCTGTTTTTCCACCAACAGAAGATCTTCCTCACTTTATAGCCCGTATTGATGCTGGTTGGGAAGCAAGAGTGAAGTAAATCGCTACGCTGTCCCTAGCTGGGCAGTGCCCACTAACGTCGTCATTCCCCTTCGATCATGGCAACCGTTCTGTCCGGCATTTCCGGCGCCTTTTACTACAAGCCTGCTGGCACTAAAGCCACCTTTGGTGAGCTTGATGTCAACGCAACCAACAACACTTTCTATGTGGGAACCAACATGGGTTTCCGCGTGGGCGATCCTATCAAATTCAGTGTCATCAATAGCACCACTGGTGGTACTGGCACTGGCACCCTTCCTTCGTCCCTGGTCGGTGCAAATACCTATTACGTGCTGACCTACAGCACCACCACCGGTCTGATGACTATCTCCTCCACCATTGGTGGTTCCGTGGAAGATGTCACCAACGACGGTACTGTTGTTTCGCCCAACAAGTTTCAGGTTGCTTATGCAGACTTCGGCGCTGTGTCGGAAGTTCGTGATTGGAGCATTGAAGTAACACGCGCCGAGATTGACGTTACCACCATCGGTCAAACTCTTTCTCAGTACGTTCCCTTCCGTCAGTACATTTCTGGCTTTGGCGACGCAAATGGCAGCGCCACTGTTTACTTCACCGACGAAGACAACGCTTTTGCCAACCGCATCATCCAAGACGTTCTGCTGCGTAAGCAAGTGGGCGCCACGATGAAGCTGTACATGGATCGCGTTGAAAACGCTGGCGTTGTTGACGACACGAAATCCCGTTCGATTGAAGCTGAAGTCACTCTGACCTCCGCTTCCTTCAACGTGAACCCTGACGATGCCCAAAGCATCGCCATCAACTTCCGTCCGTCGTCCGCCGTGACCTTTGACCTGCTGACCACCTGATTCGTCAGCTAATTAACAATCGCCCCGCTTCGGCGGGGCTTTTTGCGTTTTGGGGCAAATTGAACTATCCTTTTGCTGTCAAGGCTGTTTTTTATGAGCGCCGCACCATCCCCTGCGATCACGATTAGGGCAATTGATCGCCTTCGTAAAGCTGCAAATTTTGAGCCGATTCGCCAAGAAGTAGTTCTTGCCAATGGCGATGAGTTTGTTTTCTATGCCGCTCCGCTGACTGCGGCAGAGCGCGAAAAAGCACAGAAAGATTCCAAGTCTGACAGTGCAAATGATTTTGCAATGCAACTCCTGATCGCTAAAGCACTTGACGAAAATGGCGACAAGCTGTTCAAGCCTGGGGATATTCCAGTGCTGAAGCGTGAAGTTGAAGATGAGGATCTTCAGAAAATTATTCTTTGCGTCCTGAAGCCTCGCGGCTCGGAGGATGCTGAGCCTGACACGAAAAGCGATTGAAAAAGAGCTTGAATCTGACGGGCGCCTTTTCTTTCAGTTATCTCTTGCCGAAGCACTTCACTGTACGCTCAACGAATTAAAGAGCAAAGTTACAGACGAAGAAATGTCTCTCTGGGCTGCATATTATGCAATCAAAAAGAGACAGCACGACAAGATGATGGATGA